TATCAACATGCTATCATTGACACTTGAGCAAGTAGATGATCTTAAAAACAAAATAGAAGAATGTATTCAAAAAACGACTTATTGGAGTTCTACTACTCCTAAAGATCAGTTTTTATTAGATTTGAAAGAAATATAAAATACTGGATGTAAATATTCAATATTTTATATTGACACTACCATTATAATGTGGTATATTAACGACTAAGGGGAAAGTGTAATGGAGCAACTACAATTTAAAGTAATGTCAAGCTGGACTAGATTACAAAATGCTTTCCCACATCGTTTCATTATTGAATTTGAATATATTTCAGAAGATAACCCACAGGGTAATAACGTGAGATATTTTAAAAAGTATAAAAATATATTTGTGAAATATCTTAATGAAAATTATGGCAATGAAACAACAGATTGGATGATTGCCAAACAAAATGGTCCTTACAATTTTGGAGCATCATTGATGGTTGGTTTTAGAGATAATACCAACGCTGCTGCATTTATATTAGAAAACACATAGGAGAAAAAATGAGTGATATTGATCTAAACCGTTATAGTGAGTTTGTTGACTCAGTAATGAGTAATAAAAGTAAAAACCTAGAAGAATTTATTGCGGTTCTTCGTTCAATCGACGCAGCGGGTATTAACGCACCTTTGCTCAACACTGCGGTAGCTGGTCTTGCAGGCGAAACCGGAGAATTTTGTGACATTGCAAAAAAACTGTTCTTTCAAGGAAAACCAGTTACTGATGATGTAAAAATTCATTTGTTCAAAGAACTTGGAGATATTGCGTTTTATTGGGTAACTGCATGTAAAGCATTAGGGTTTAATCCAGATGAAGTTATTGCAGGCAACCAAACAAAATTAAGTGCAAGGTATCCTGTTGGATTTTCTGCTGCAAACTCTGAAAATAAAGCATCAACTGATTTATGACTTTCGAGTTTAATGAGAAAAAATTTGAAGAATTAATTTCTCGAAAAGAAGAACTCAAGAAAAAGCAATTACTTGCTTTTTCTATGGGGCTTGGCAATCATATTCATGAACAATTTCATCGTATTTTAGATGAAATAGATATAGAAATCTATAGTATGAACGAAATTAAAAAAGAAAATGCGAAAAAGCCTAACGAGAATGATGAAGGTTTAATCATATGAGTGAATTAGTTTCTTATCAATTAGTGGTCGATGAAAATGATGTAGTTAATGCATTATTATGCGGTGCAAAGCTAAATGATATAGTAACTAATAATGGCGATTGGATTGATAAATTCAATCGCTATTCGAATATGTTTGACCTTGGTGATAAAATAGAGTATAGTCTTCCTGTTACTGACAGCGATGAGTATATTACACAATGCGTAAATACATGGGGCATCCCGCAGGAATATCTCGAAATAGATATTGAATCTTTTTTATATAGCAAATGTGTTGATACAGCACAAAATGATCGAGTTCATGAAGAATTGATTTTATATAAAGAAAGAAATTTGATAATATTGTTAAAGTTTATGATCTATTTTGTAGATACTTTACGAAAACATAATATTTTGTGGGGAGTAGGTAGAGGAAGTTCTGTATCCAGTTATATACTATATCTAATTGGCATACACCGAATTGACTCTATTAAATATAATTTAAATATAGGAGAGTTTTTAAAATGAAGATAAGATCAGCAATGGGCAAAGTGATAGATGTAACTGCACTTATGCGAGAAAATGAAGATGTGCTTGCAGTTAGTAATGTAAAAATGAATGCACGTGGTGATAGGCTTGGACCAGATGGAAAAGTAATTACATCAGTACAACAAATTACAAAAAAACAAAAATCTGAGGTGTCTCCGATAATTACAACTTCTATTGAAAATGCAAGTATGCCAGCAAAAGCAATGGCAGAAGAAGAAAAAAAGATTGCAACAAAAAAGACAAAAAAAGCAGAAGGTAAAGTAGTGAATATTGTTTCTAAAACAGATGATGCTGGTAATACTTTTAGTGAAATTGAATATGAAGATGGAAGCATTGAAATTAAACAAGATGGTGAATTTTAATGGTGTATAAAACATTAACTCCGTTACATAACAAAGTAATTGGAAAAAGCGTTGACGATTATGGGTTAAGGAAAACAGCGGGAGGTCTTTTAATAAATGAAAAAGACGGAAATGAGAAATCAATTCGCCCACGTTGGTTTGAAATTACACACGTTGGTCCATTAAATATGGACGTAAAAGTTGGTGATTACGCATTAGTAGCACATGGCAGATGGAGTAGGGGGTTTACAATCAACGAAAGTGATGATATAACCTATTTTCACTTAGACCAAGATGAAATTCTAATCAAGTCTGAGATTAATCCGATCACGCACCAAAGCAGGAACTAAAATGAAAAATATATGGTTTGAAAAGTATCGACCAACAAAATTGTCAGAATACGTTTTTAAAGACGATAACTTAAAAAACCAAGTAAAAAGCTGGATCAATGACAAAAGTATACCACATATACTTTTGTCTGGTCCTGCCGGAACTGGTAAGACAAGTTTGGCAAAAGTATTAATCAATGAACTAGGCATCGAAGGTGCAGATTTACTTACTATCAATGCTAGTAAAGAAAATGGGGTTGATACTATACGTAGAAAAATATCTTCATTTAGTGAAACTATGCCTTGGGGAGATTTCAAGATAATTCATTTGGACGAAGCCGACCACCTTACAACAGAAGGGCAAGCTGCACTGCGTGGGGTTATGGAACAACACATAGGAACTGTAAGATTTATACTTACATGTAACTATCCAAATATGATTATACCAGCTATTCATAGTCGCGTTCAAACCATTCATTTGAAAAGTCTTGATGAAACCGAATTTGCTGTAAAGCTGGCGGAAATATTAGTTACAGAAAATGTAGAGTTCGATTTAGGAACATTAGACACCTATATTCGTGCTACTTATCCAGATATGCGTAAAACAATTAATAATCTAGAGTTAAATGTAATAAACAACACATTGACCGTTCCAACCGAATCTAGTGATACTAGTGAATGGAAATTAAAAATGGTTGAATTGTTTAGCAGTGGAAAAATCAGTGATGCACGAAAGCACATATGTAAGAATATTAGATCAGACGAATATATCGAAACATTTCAGTTTTTGTATCGCAATTTAGATTTTTTTGGAAAAACAGAAGATCAACAAGATGAAGCTGTATTAATTATTCGCAATGGCTTAGTTAAGCATGGTCAAGTTGCTGACCCAGAAATAAATTTAAGTGCAACTTTGATAGAATTGGCACAATTAGGAAAATAACAATGGTTACAATAAATCTATTAAATGGTGATTGTAGAGTGATGCTTAAATCAATAGAAGATAATTCTGTTGATTCTATCGTATGCGATCCTCCATATGGATTGAGCAAAGAGCCTGATATGGCGGAAGTACTAAAGCATTGGCTTGCAGGGGATGATTATACTCATAAATCGAATGGATTTATGGGAAAAACATGGGATAGTTTTGTTCCCGGTCCTTCTATATGGAAAGAATGCTTGCGAGTATTAAAACCCGGTGGATATATGCTTGCATTTTTTGGAACACGAACATATGATATTGGAACATTAGCAATTCGTCTTTCTGGATTTGAAATTCGTGATCAACTTGCTTGGGTATTTGGAAGTGGATTCCCTAAATCTATGGCAGTAGATAAAGCAATTGACAAACATTTTAAAGCTGAACGAACTGTTAAAAAAGGCGTCAAGCAAGGACATGAAGAATTTGCAAATAGAACAACCAAAGGACATCTTTCTGGCGAAGGCAAAAATGAAGGCTGGAAACGCCCATGGATGGAAGAAGATAATGCAAATGATTATCACTATGATTTCGAACCTGCTACCGACGAAGCAAAACAATGGACAGGATGGGGAACTGCATTAAAACCAGCATATGAACCAATTGTTATGGCACGTAAGCCATTAATTGGAACTGTTGCTGAAAATGTTTTAAAACATGGAACGGGTGGAATTAACATTGATGCTACAAGAATTCCAACAAATCCAGAAATAGATGATCCAAGATTAGGTGGTAATGGCACTTGGAAAACTGATGGCATGGCAAAGAATGTTTATGCAGGCGGATATGCAGGTATAGATAATGGTTCTAGTGTATTAGGAAGATTTCCTGCCAATTTATTTCACGATGGCAGTGAAGAAGTAGTCTCACTATTTCCTCAAAGTAAAGGACAACAAGGCAACGTAAAAGGCACCGAACCATCGCATACAGGTCAAAATGGAATTTATAATGATTATGGCAGGGTAGAATCACAAAAACGTGGCGATACTGGTAGTGCTGCAAGATTCTTTTATTGTGCTAAAACAAGCAAATCTGATCGAAATGAAGGATTAGACGATTTTGAAGAAAAATCAGTTGGCGGTAAAGGCAATGGTATTCGTAGAATATGTTCTACCTGTGGGACTTCAAGTTTAGAAGCACAGTTATGCAATTGTGAAATAAAAGATTGGATTAATACAGAAACAAAGAAAAATAATCATCCTACTGTAAAACCCACCGAACTTATGAAATATCTAATTAAATTAGTTACTCCACCAAATGGAATTATTCTTGACCCATTTATGGGAAGTGGATCAACTGGAAAAGCTGCGGTTATCGAAGGTTTTAATTTTATTGGTGTAGAAATGGAAAAAGAATATTATGATATTGCAGAAGCTAGAATTAAAAATGCTATGTTACCAAAAGTAGAAGAACCAAAAGTAAAAAAAGAAAAGAAACCAAAATCTACACCAATATTACCATCTACATTGTTTGAATAACACTTGACACTGGTATTACATTAGTGTATGATAGTTGAACATCAGAGGATTAAACATGAATATTTTGAATGAGCCATACTTCTTTACAGAAGAAAATATTAAAAAGATTTGTGAAATAAAAGATGCAGTGTATGTATGTGACACTACTCTAAAAAATGGGATGGATTGTTCTGTATTTTATGGAAAGGTAGCACACCCTGTCAGTAACAGTAGATATTTTGGTCTATATCGTCATCCTCTAAATAACACACTTTATATATGTGATGGGTCATCTGTTGAATATTTGGATATTACTGCAGTAATAGCAGATAACAATGACATTATTTTCAGTAGATCACGCCATGATTATAGGCATTCTCCAGATGAAACAGTATGGATTGATGGTGGACGTGATTATGTCAGGAGTGGAGCATATTTACCAGAAAAATATGTTCAACTTTATGTCGAAGATGGGAAACTCAAAGTAAAAACAGAAGTGTAGATAGATAATGAAATTTTATGTAACATATAATACCGATAAAACTACTTTGTATGTTTTTCATAAATGCAAAATAAGTAGGTATACATTAGATAATGAATTTATTGAATGTATCAAAGATATAAACGAAATAGACCCTATTTCGATTATTAAAGAAGAACTGCTACAACAACTCAAATTAGGAGAAAAAATATGAAAATAAATGTAGAAATTGACTGCTCACCAACTGAATTCAAGGAACTTATGGTTCCCGGCGAAAAGCAAACTGAATTTTTTATGCAAATGATGGAAAATGTTAACAAAAACAATCCGTTTGCAGAGCAGTATAAAGCTGCTTCACAAGAAGTAACCGATGCATGGGATAGTGCACGTGATACTATGTTTAAAGCTTGGGAAAAAGCAACAAAAACAAAATAATCTAATAAAGTAATATCATTATGAAAATACATATCGCAGAAACCGCTCTTGAATATAAATCATTACCAGAAGAAGTAAAAGCATCTATTATGCTCGTATTGATTAAAATGGTAGATAGCGATATGTATTATGTCAAAAAAGGAAGATATAAATTAAAACTTCCACGATATGTATCAAAGGAAGAAATAGCTGAACTGATATTATATAAAAAATTTGGGTAACACATGATAAAATATCACGTGTTTTCTATAAAATTTACAGAATATTCCTACGAAACAGTTGACATTGATCTTTTTCTAAGTAGCCGATATGATAATTGGTATACTGGGGATATCGGACAATGGGCAAAAGAAAATAATATAAAGTTAATTCAGAGCGAAATGATACATGACATAAACACCGAACAATATGTCTATAATTATTATATGACATTAACTACTGAGCAAAACAAAGAATACCAAGAAATTCTATTTTATAAAAAATTAACGGAGTAATCATGATCGAAATTAACGAAACCTTTAAAAACACACTAATCAATAAATTGAAAAGTGAAAAAGTAACTATAACTTTCAAAAAACTAAATAATGAAACCCGCAATATGACTTGCACTCTTATGAAAAATAGTTTACCTTCAACAAGCAAAGATGATTTGACAAGTCCAAAGAAAATTAGGCAAGTATCACCAGAAATTCTATCAGTATGGGATTTAAATAAAAATGCATGGAGAAGTATGCGTTGGGATAAAATTATAGAGGTTATAGATGGCTAACAATTTAAAAGAATTAACTAAAGAATTACACCACTCTGCCGAAAGAAAAGCATTTGCTAAAATATTACTGAGTGGAAAAATTACTCCAGAATTATATCATCGGTATCTATATAATCAATTTCATGCTTATCAAGCATTAGAATCAAAAATTGACTTTACTGGAATTGAAAGTATTATACGGTATGAAAAAATTCGTGATGATATAAACGAATTAGAAACATTATATAATATTACAAATACAA